TGATTACCAGAATCTAAATTAACATCATCGTATACAAAGTCCTCTACTAGACATGGTAGTGTTTCAAGAGCACCAGCATATTTAAAGAAACCATTTTCTGACATCCAGTATGCAGCACCATCAACTTCCACTGCTGCGTTTTTACCGACTAGTCCACAGTTTGTGCCTACTTGTGAAAAGGCAAATGTAAATGGTTGACCTACAAAACGTTGTGTAAATAAAGCTGTATCAGTGTAAACATAAATCGCATCTCTACCTCTAATTGCTCCAACGATCCGTGATCCGTCGGCCAGTCTCTGTGTGCCAGCTGTATTGGTTGCTGTAGGTGTGTAAGTATTGATATCTTCTTGGTCTGAGAATCTAATAAACATATCATCTTGTGTAGACTTCGTGCCAATCGTTGTTTCTGTTCCATAGAACACTAAGTGTCTATCTGGTGTAGATACAAGCATATGTCTTGATGCTGTTGGTGCACCTGAAATAATAGTTGCTCTAGAATTAGTTGCATCTGTAGCTGCAGAGTTCCACTCAAACACTTCTCCATCTATAATTAAACAAATAGCTTTGTCACCAAAATTGTCAATGGACCACATACCAGGGTCAACAACTAAGTCTCCTGATGCTGCCTCACCCCAAGCTACGAAGTTAGATGTATCTGTAATTGTAGCTCCTGCAGTGTGTGATGCAGCCGTAGTATTTCTTACACCTCTTGTTACGCCTGTTAATGTGTTTGTAGATATACCTGTGTAAGATATCTCCTCTGTTCCTATTTGTATAAAGTTTGTACCAGATGATGGAAACTGTGATGCATCGTTTAACGTAATACTTGTTGCAGAACTACTTATATCTGCAGATAATACTGTTGTAAAAGCTCCTACTTCTTGTCCACCCCAAGACCCAAGAGACCAACCAAAACCTTGTGCCTGCACATCTGGTCCAACTTTATAATAGTGTTTAACTCTAATACCACCAGATTCAGAGGCACCAGATCCTGATTCTGCTGATGGCATTGTTATTGTAATTGTGCTTGATGTAGGCACCGTCGTTGCCATAAATCTTATGTCATCAAAATCAGATGCACCAAAGTTTGAATTTGTAATAGATGAAAAATTATCTAGTAACACTATATCTCCTGCTGTAATACCGTGATCACCAGAAAAGTTTATTGTAACTTCAGTTGATCCGTTGGTCGTGCTGAATGCATTAGTAAGAGTGTTTGTAGATTTAATTGGGTGTATATCATAGAACACACCGCCTGAATAAGCATATAAAATTCTGTTAGATCCTATAATAGAATATTTTCTACCTGCACTATTCGTAAACTGATGTAGAGCTCTAACAGCACCTGTAATATTATCTGCACCAAGTTGTTTCCATCCACCTATTTTTTCAGGGAATAGATATCTAAAACGAACATTATCACAATCTACCCACTGACCCTCTGCGGCTGTGGCAGTGATTTGTTTATTGATTCCAGGTGCAAAATTAACCTTCTGTAACATAGATCTCCAGATTATATTAGATTGCGTTGATATT